AAACTCACTGATATTTATGCCACAAGCATTGATTATAACCGCGATGCGCCAACCACTCGGTTGTTCTTCAAGAAGGTGCAGAACAAGATGCACTACGCGGTACATGGGCACACTGCCGCCGAATTGATCGTTGACCGAGCCGACGCCCAGAAAGAGCACATGGGCTTGACAACGTGGGAGAACGCTCCCGATGGTAAAATCCTGAAGCCGGATGTAAACATCGCCAAGAATTATCTCAAGGAGACCGAATTGGAGGATATGGGACGGATTGTCAACTCGTTCCTTGATTTGGCTGAAGATATGGCAAAGCGTCATATCCCGATGACAATGGAAGATTGGGCTAAACGCATCGACAAATTCCTTGACCTCACCGACCGTCCTATTCTTTCGGATGCCGGACACGTCACCGCTGAGCAAGCCAAGGAACACGCCGAAACCGAGTTTGAGAAATACCGCATCATCCAAGACCGCCTCTTCCAATCCGATTTCGACCGCTTCAACGGCGACAATCTCCTGCCATTGGATTTTGATAAAGAGTAACATTGTCGGCGAAGTAACACGCAGGGGAGCCTATCAGATTACGATGGCCGCGGAGTCGTTGAAGGTGGCGTGTTCGCCGGCAAAGACGTAGCCGAGAGGATTGCTGACGAGGTAGGTGTTGCCTATTGTCAGGTCGGTTTGATGATGGGCGTGGCCGTAAATCCATGCGTTGATTCTACTGTCGGAGATGTAATTGCCAAGTTCGGTGGCGAAGGCCACGTTCAACGGGTCGCCGGAATAACGCTTGTCAATGGCTGCGAATGTCGGTAGGTGATGAGTCACTACCACAATCTTTTCTGCATCGCTCGTTTCAACGGCATTCTGTATGAAAGCGAAGTTCTTTTCAAACTCGTCTGTTATGTCTTTGGCAGTGAGTCGGTGACGGTTATATAAAATCTGACGGTAGTCGTTCATTCCGGATTGAACTACAAATTCGTCAACGGGAGTAATCCTTGACCAGAGCGTTGACAGAATAAAGTCAGTATCGTCTATGCGGACAATTTTATTGTGATAATAGCCGACATTCGGGAGGAACATCTTCTGCCAACTTTCACCCATTGCAGCAATATCGCCATTATTGTAAAACTCATGGTTGCCAGCCACCATCAGCACCTGACGATAGCTATCTGACATCCATTTCCACAAGCGCAGGTGCTCCACGTTCTTATCCACAAGATATCCCACATCCCCGGCAATGACGAGAATATCTCCGGCAACCTCAATCGCCGGGTCCTTAGCATTCATCATCCGGAGATTCTCATGAAACTCCAGATGCAGGTCAGAGCAATATTGAATTTTCATTTCTGTAATTTTTCCCAGTAAGGAGCTATAAATTTTCTAATAGTCCCCATGACTGCATCCAAATCAACGTGCTTAATGTCTTCCAACTTGCTTCTGTAACTATTCCATCTTTGTGCAACCAAAGGATTATTTACGAACTCATCGGAAAACAACTGGTGATTGGGAGTATATTCAGTTTTGCGATTTTCAAATGTCGCAGTAATGGCCGACATGAGATCATCTTCATTAAACTGATGCTTTAAGATAATGCGGTATAGGTCGTAGTAATCTTTCATCCTGCTATTGGTATCTCCCCGTTCTATCATTGTCTGAAACTTTTCGGCCACTACAGTTTCAAGTGAATACGCAATCAATTCTGGAGCCTTCATCTCTGAGAATATAACTGGATACTCCATTGACAAGGGTCGTGGCGTAATGACATCGCCAAAGCCGATGTCAAATGTCAATTCTTTCACCACTGTATCAAGATGAGCCTCTATTGTAATCCTGACACCGGGATATTTCTTCTCAACTGCAATGTCGGAAGCATCAATACTATCTGCGATAAACACCACACCATCGTCTTCCACGGTTATTTCTGCAATCTCTTTGAATGCATCTATTATCGAGGACTTGTCATTACTTATCCCAGTGCCCATAAAGTCAATATCCAAAGTGGGACGAGGCAGAAATTCATCGAATGCATATAGCAACGCCCCTCCTTTGAGGATGAATTTTCTTCTATATGGACTCATGGAAAGACGGCGCAGAAAACATTCTTGCATATAACGAACCAATAGTTGCTGGTAGCGTCGGTTGTTGTGGTCGCTTGCATTCAACAGTCTTGCTTTGATTGAATGCCCTATATTTTTTGCCATTACAATTTCACGTTTAAGTAGGTTGACAGCGTATTGAACACTCTAAGTTTCTTTGCGTATTCTGAGAGTAGGGACAGATTTCTGTGCTCGAATTTGAGATATGCATCAAGGATTTCAGCCATTACATCGATTCCTATCTTATTGCGGTATTTAATCGCATCGCAAACACATCGTTCGCGATTATATATATTTATTTTTATTCCCTCTATTTCTTCCTGTATTACTCCAATACCGAGTATGGAATCGGATTGATAGACAAGTTTTATGTCCAACATATCCGGGACTTTCACCCCCCTTTTCCGATTGATGGCAACATAAAACGCATCCGGAATCTGAGTAGTCATGTGATAAATGTGCCATGCGGAATAGAGACAAATAATGCCTCCAGGAATGATTTTTTCAATGTCGATCATTCCTCCAGTCAAGCTGTCTATAGTTCCGTATACGCCGTTCCGAATCTTAATCAGATTGCCGTCGCGAGCTTCTTGAAGCAACGCGCGATAGGACATCTCATCTGTTCTCTCGGCCTTTATAAAATGGTTCATTTAGTCTATATATTAATTCCGTTCACAAAGTTACGGCATATTTCTGAATTTGCCAAATGTTTGTGAATAAAACCACATTGTAAAATCATCACTTCATGTTTGGGCATTAGGCGGTCTATTTCCTATTTTTGTAGAATTCTACAATTTTTGGCTCAAATTTTAGAGAAAAGCAATATTTATCGACTCAAATTGAGCCGATTTTACGTGGATTCTTACTTACTTTGAGCTGATAAAAGAATCTGAGCCAACTTCCTTTCACAATCAAGACATACTTCTAATACACCAAGCTACAGATGAAGATAATAGAAGAATACGAGGCGGCACTCAGCCGAATTGTCGAACTGCTGCCATTGGTGACAGAAGACACTCCTGATGATGCCCCCAACTTGATTGAATTGTTGAAGATCTCAGACATTGTCGAGAAGTATGAAGACGTGCATTTCCCTATTCCGGACAAGGAAGAATAGAACCAAATCACACTTTAAGGTGTTATTTATTTGGAATATTAAATTATATAGTGTATCTTTGCGCTATAAATCCAAGATATTATGATTACAGCCAAGAACGAACAGGAAGTGGAGGCGTTTCTCCGAGAATTCAAACCCAAATTCAGCATTTGGGGAATAATCTTTCTTCATCGGGATAAGAATGAAGAGGCTCTT